CGCTTGTGGAAGTGTCCAGTAAAAACTGTCTCGCATTTTAAGTCTTCACGTTTAAGTTCACCAACGTTAGGCATACGCACCATTGCGTTCATGTAAAAGTTTGGCAGTTCTAAATGACCAAACATGTACTTGGCTTCAATCTTAGGAACTTTTGCAAATTCAGATCCTACTAGCCAGGGCATAACGCAGACATCGTTATCTAAAGTAATGTCATCATAAAGTCGAACATTATCATACTTCTTGGCCCACACAATACTGTTAAACTCTCGAGTATCACGATAGTGTTCATCATGATTACCTGGTAAAAATATTACACTAGCAAAGTTTTCACTGAGTTTGTCAAATGCTTGTACACTATAGTTAAGTGTACCAATATTTAAACTTGCACGATTGTGATGCCAATCTCCTAAAAATACACAGGTTTCGCAGTCGTTAGCCTTTGCTGTTTCAATAATAAAGTCTATAAATTTTAAACAATCTTGGTTGTGTATTTTGCTGTTTGATTTTAGGCCAAAGTGTATGTCGGTAAAGAATATTGCTTTCTTAAACAGATTCACGTTTTAGCTGCCTCCGCTTTTGCCTCTTTATTCTTAGATTCCTCGTTTTCATACTGTCTAGTATAACTAGGATTAAGTCCATTAGCTTCCAAAATATCATCTCTGATCTTTTGACCTTTTTTCTCTGTGTTTAGTACACGAGTAAAGCTATTTGTAATAACTGCGGTATAGTATGCAAATGGATTTTGTGACTTACTTTCGTCAAACTTTAAACACATCTGACTCATATTAAGCAGGGCAGTGCCCTGCATTTCGTCATTGTACGTATAGTAACGCCAGTTGCTACGCTGAGCATAACGTTGAATAAGTTTCATAAATTGACGTACAAGTTTATTTGTAAGTGTGCCGTGTTCTTTGTTAAACCAGCCGTTTTCTAACCCACCTTCCCAGTGGCTTTTACCCACGCATATTAACTCGCCATCACTAGTGTAACGCCAGTGCTGGAATGGAGGAAAGTTTAACTGAACATGAGAATCAGCTACAGTTTTAATTGTTTTCTTTCTGCCAGGTTGCAAAGGAACATGATCATATGTCATAATTCTAAAAACAACCTCAGTTTTGTCAATTTTTTTCCAGTCAANAGCNAACTCTGCTTGTTTAACTTTATCTCCGCGCTCGTATGCTTCTTTGTATGCCGCTTTAGCTAAACGATCAGCACGATTGCGTTTTGCTTGTGCTACTGATCTAATATTAACTTTGTCAATATTTGGTAAAATTGAGTCAAATTGCTGGTCTTCTTCACTAAGCCAACTGCAAAATGTACTTTTGCTTTTGTGTATTTCTTCTAGTAAGTCATGATTGCTCAGGTAATTCCGTTTACGCATATGTTTCACCTTTATTTAATATATGCTACTATTATACGGCAAATAAATACAAATAGCAATATATTGTGAGTAGTGATATTTATGGCATTTAATTTTAGTAATATAACTGGGCAGATAGCAGACGCTACAGAGAACCTGGTAGATAAAGGGCTAAACAAAGCTATTCCTGGCGATGGGATTGGCAGTAAAATTGCTCGTGGGTTTTTAGGATCTCAAGCTAACAGGTTAATTAACAGTAGTTTATTTCCTGGAGGTGCAAATAGCCAAGCACCTCAAGATATTGCCAACGTTAGTTTTGCTAATGCTAAAGACATAAGAGCTAAACTTTCACTTAGTCCAGGAGTTGGACCTCATTTTTACAAAGATCCTGGTAACTCCCTGCTAGCACCACTAAGTCAAACAGACGGTGTTGTTTGGCCATACACTCCTAATATTAACGTTAGTTATTCCGCAGCCTATACTGCTAATGCACTCACACATGCAAACTATCAAACACAAAGCTATGGAATGAGCAGTGTTGATCAGATTACATGCACTGGCACATTTACAGCAAACACTGAAACAGAAGCCTTGTATGTTTTAGCTACTTTAAATTTCTTGCGTAGTGCAACGAAAAGTTTTTTTGGCACAGATACTAATCGCGGAACACCGCCCCCTGTGTTAAGATTTAGCGCACATGGACCATATATGTTTAATAGTGTTCCTGTAGTGTTAACTACTGTTAACCAAGACTTTGAGCAAGGTGTTGATTACATAGACGCTAGAGCTGGCGGCTCTGGTTCTAGTATTGGCAATGTAACTCGAGTGCCAACTAGCATGCTAGTTACTGTTACGTTAGTACCAGCAATCAGCAGAAAAAGACAAACAGAATTCAGTTTAAAGAAATACTCACGTGGAGAAATGATTGGCTCACGATCTGGCAAAGGAACTACACCTTAATGGCTAACGTAGAATATAGAGCAGATAGTCCATATGCTATTACACAATTTCATGGAACTTCGCTGGATGTGTATCAGCCTCGACCAATACCTCGCCATAAAGACGATGTTTTATTTAAAATAAACCTAACTTATCAGTATAGGCCAGATTTGCTTGCCTATGATTTATATAATAACAGCAACTTGTGGTGGGTGTTTTCTGTCAGAAATCCTAATACTATTCAAGATCCTATCTGGGACTTTATAGTTGGACAGCAAATATACATACCAAAACAGGAAACGTTGCAAGCCGTGTTAGGAATTTAACATGGCTAAATTAACAGTTACTCATGTTAAAGATTTAGGATTTGTTAAAAAGTTTAGGTTAAGTGACGGCAGAGAGGTTGCAGAAAGTGAACTAGCTGCTCTCGGATTATCTCCAGCAGCGCCAGCACCTGCGGACCCGCCGCCAGTACAAAAATTTACGCCAAAACCACCACCTGCGCCATTTGCGCCGGCGCCACCTATAAAGCCGCCAGTTATTCCAATCCCGCGGCCTGATGTATTTAGACCTCAAAATAACAAGGTCCCTAATCCAGTAACCAGTATTGAAAATGAACCATTAGTAGATAATGAAACTGATACGTTTACGAGCGGAGCAATAGAAAGGACTAGATCTTCTGCAGAAGTTTCCAGGGAGTTGGTTGGCGGCGGTGACAGTGTATTATCAGGTGATGAAACTGATAATTCTAGAAAGTTAAAAAAAGCTAGCGTTGTTAGTGATGTTGGTGACCCTGATGATTTCGGCGAAGACATTGATGGCTCCGGAGGCTCCGGGCAATCACAATCATCTGCAGCTCCAAACGTACAAAAAGCTCAGGGTAAAGCCAATAGTGCTAATGCGATAAATTCTAATAGCGGGCTAACAGCTAATATAGCAGAAGTTGTAATTGAACCCAGGGTCAATGATTTAAATGACTTTGCAAGCTATACATATAATCTAGAACTTTTTATGACTAGTCCTAAAAGGTATATAGAGTTGCTAAAAGCTCCACAGAGTGTAAATCAAATATTAAGTAATCCAAGATTTTCTACTCCAATTATTAGAAGTGGCGGTATTGCATCAGACGGTGGAGAACACTTTGATCTAGATTTTGGTATTGACAACTTAGTAATGACAAATGTTGCTATGTCTCCTAATACTAGATCAACAAATACAAACGCTGTTGAAGTTAAGTTTGAAATTAATGAGCCTAATGGCGTAACATTACTTGAACGTTTAAAAAATGCAAGTAAAGACGCATTAGAAGAGTCACAAAATTATTTAGAAACTCCTTATATTTTAAGGTTAACATTTAAGGGATATGACGACAACGGCAGGGAAATAAACGGAAAAATCACTCCTAAGCATATTCCTATTAAAATTATACAAATCTCTTTTAACGTTACTGAGTCTGGTTCTAGATATAAAGTTCAAGCTCTGCCATATAGTCATCATATCTTTAGTAGTATTACTAGTACTATACCAATTAACGTACAAGTTAGTGCTGGAACTGTACAAGACGTATTTCAAGGGGCTGCAAGTATTAAAGATAAAGTTATAACAGAGTCTAAACGAGTAGACGACACGTCTGATGAAGATGAAGAACAACAATTTAAAACTGTTACAACAACAAAAAATGTTTTTGGTGAAGCACATACTACACTTCAAGATGCTATGAATAATTTCTACAACGAAAAAACTAAACCTAAAACAGATAAAGAAGGTAAAAGGTCTCCCAGTGACGCTATGATTGCTGACAAGATAAGTTTTAAGTTTGCTCCAGAAATTGCAAATGCAAAAGTACAAACAGAAAAATTTGATGCATTAAACACACCGCAGGCTACACAAAAAGCCTATAAATCGATCAGCAATGCAGTTAAAGGAAAATTAACTGTAGATAAAGAAAATAATGTATTTAAGATTAATGCTGGAACTAATATTATATCCTTGTTAAACTATGTGATTGTTGCTAGTAACTATTTAAGTTATAATATTAATGACGACGCAGGATTACAGGAAGTTCAGACTTCTGAAGGCGGATTACGATGGTTTAAGATTATACCTCAAATTTTAGAGTCTCTAGGGTGGGATGAAAAAGAAGGTAGGTATAAGTTTCATACTGAATACACTGTTATAGTAAATACAGTTCACTATCAGGATTTTCCTTGGTCCACACCAGTTGCTCCTAAAGGCAAAGGAATCCATAAAATATATGACTACATATTTTCAGGTAATAATACTGAGGTACAGAATTATAGATTAAATTTTGATTTGGCTTATCATAATGCTAGAACTATTGGTACTGGTTCACCTACTGCTGATAAAGACATTAATAATGTTCATGCTAAGGCTAAAGATGTTCCAGGTCATTCTGAAGCAATTGTCAATGATGATTCTACATCTAGTAAAAGAAAGAAAGACTTTTTTGAGTCAGTTATGACTGATGGATTTGATTTAATAAATTTAGATCTAGATATACTAGGAGATCCAGCATATTTTCCAAGTGGAGATGCAATGTTTCAGCCGCAAGGGAATAACAATTCAGTATATAATGAAGCATTTTTGCCTGATGGTACTATTAATTACGATCTTTCTCCGCCGTATGTACAAGTTAATTTAAAAACACCAACAGATTATGACCCACTTACTGGTCTTATGAATCCGTCAGCTTCTAGTAGCTTATACACTAATAGTCAGTTTAACGGAGTTTATCAAGTTACATCTATCAAAAGTACGTTTCAATCTGGAACTTTTACTCAGGTGTTAACCGGATTTAGAGCAAAAATGCAACCCATTGAAGGCAAAGTTGGAAGAAGCAAAGAAAGTATTGCTAATACAGAACGCAAAGAAGCACAACAAGAATTAATTTCAACAGTTTTTGGATTCCTGCAATTACAAAAATCTCTAGGTCAATCTGTTAATAGTTTAAGTGGACTATTATCCAATACTGCGGGAGCCGTTTCCAACCTATTTACGGATGCTGATAATGAAACTGATGAGTTTAAAAAACTATCATTCAATGGTGATGTTAGTGACGATTTCGAAGAACAACCTACTGAGGAAGATGCTTTAACTGCATCACAACGTCGTGCAGTAGATGAAATATTAAATTAATATAAGAGGAATACCATGAGTATAGCAACACAAATTCCCGGANCTAAAGGCGGAGACNANNCCTATAAATCAGAAAATACACCAGGAGTTAGGGAAGAACGAGGTGTAGTAATTGGCAAAGTTAAAAAAAACGCTCATCCGAGTGGCATGGGAGTTCTGGAAGTATTTGTGCCAAATGTTGGAGACGATTCTAACAGGAGAGAAGAAGACTCTATTCAGTGGAGGATAGTTAGATATGCCACGCCTTTTTATAGTAGAACAGATGCGTTAGCGCCAGGTGGCAGTGAAACTGCTGTAAAAAATACCAGCGGTATAGTTTATCCTTGCCCTGACGTAGGATCCAAAGTATTATGTGTTTTTCCATCAGGAAAAAACCAAGAAGGCGTTTGGTTTGCTTGTGCGCCAGATCCATATATGATGCAAACTCTTCCAGAAGCTAGTATGACTAGTAACTTTGATAAAACTGGATTAGAATCTTTAGTTAGACACGATAAAGCACCAGGGCTAGAGTTTAATGACAAAGAGCATGATGTTAGAAAACTAACTAACTTTAGCAAACCACAACGAGGTGTTAACATTACTCGCAGTGTACAATTAAAAACACAGGGCATTGACCAAGACGAAGTTCGTGGTTTAAGTAGCAGTAATGCAATGCGTGAGACGCCAAGCGAAGTGTTTGGTATTACAACAAAAGGTAGACGCACTGATATGCGTGGTCAGGATATTGCTAATCGAAAAGACGTATTAGATAAGCTAGAGAATGGCACAGATCTTAGTAACTCCGATGCTAAAGCAGTTGAAGGAAGAATGGGAAGAAAACAAGGACATACCCTTGTTATGGATGACGGTGATATTAAAGGCAACAATAACTTAATGAGATTTCGTACTGGTGGTGGACATCAGATATTGTTACACGATACTGAAGATATAATTTATATCGGAAATAGTAAAGGAACATCCTGGGTTCAAATGGATGCCAATGGACAGTTAGACATTTTTAGCAAATCAAGTATAAATTTCCGTAGCCGTAGTATGAACTTCCATGCAGACAGTACTATGAAGTTTCACGCTGGTAAACAAATACAAATGGTAAGTGGTGCTAGTTTACATTTAGAAGGAAAAGCCATGGCTAACTTATACAGTGATGGACAAACTTTTTTATTCGGCGGCAAAGGAACAAATATTAAATCAGGCGCTAGTCTTAACATGTCAGGTGGTAGCACTGTAGGAATTAAAGCAGGCGGTAACATGGACTTATCAGCTAGCTGTATTGCCCTTAATGGTTCCGCCGGCTCTGCAATGAAACAAAACAGTATACCTGTACAAGGTAAAAACGATGTTAAGCAAGACAGTAAAGGGTTTTGGGTACAAAACAGTGGCGCCTTGCGTACTACAGTTGACAGAGCACCAACACATGAGCCATTTAATGGACACGGGAATGTAACACAAGAATCAACGTTTACTACAGTTTCCGTTTCAGATGTTCCTGATTCTGGAGAATTAAAAGTTAAACAACCTAAATTGCCTATACCAGTATTAAATCAGGGTCTTGATATTGCAAAAAATCTGCAGAGTACTGGTCAACAGTTACTAACAGGTGCTGGCGAAGCCGCCCAACAGATAGTATCAAATACAGTGTCAAATACAGTGTCAAGTTTAAAATCAAGTGCTACAGCACAATTTAAAGAACTATTTAAATCTGAAATACCATAAGGAAAATAATATGTCAGGCGTATCAATCGAAAAGTTAGAATCAGAAACAATCCGTGTATTAAAATCAGGAATAGTAGAAATTATAAAATCACAAGGAGCAACCGATTTTGTAGACTCTGTTACTAGTGCTATTGGCAAATATGGTACTAATATTGCTACCTTTAAAAAACGTGGATTTGTTAAGCCATATGCAATGTTTAATGGCGAGTTAATAAACCCAAGAGTATGGACAGGAAAACTTGGACTACGCAGTCGCAACGACTTCTTTAATAACCTGGAAATACAGGAGAACATTTGTACAGTTGAGCTCAGAGACTTATATGAAGAGATAACATTAAATGGTGCTATACAGCCTGACGACTCGCAAAGTGATATAGCTGGTATGTTAATGGTTGCTAAAGCTGCCGGAAGTGCAGCGGCATTAGCGTTTAGAGAAGGTCGTGAAATATCTCCTAGGCCAATGCTTGGTGTTTACCAAATAGACAATCAACCTAGTATTACCAGCCAAGTATTGCCCTGGTTCAACAAAGGATATTACGCTCCGAATCAGGCTGGAAGTATTGACCAATTTGGAAAAACGCCTAACTGGTTTAGTAACTATATTTCCAACAAACAAAAAGCTGAATTTAATAGTACTTCCTTTAAAAGCAAGCAATACAAAGTTGACATGAGTTTGTCTGCTGTTCAAAGAGTAGAACAAGCTCGTGCTTTCTTAGATCAAGAGAGAACTAACAGAGCTAAAGCTATAAAGAAATTTAAAGCGACCACTGATCTTATTGGAAGTGACATGGTGCGAGAGTTCTATAAACAAGTTATATCAGGAAGTATTAAATACTAAAGGGAGAGAAATATGAGTCAAGGATTATATCGTGGATTTAGTACACTAGACGGTGACTTTAAAAGTCCTCGCTTAGTAGATGATCAGTTAATAAAACGTGATATTCTAAATAGTTTTGCTATTAGGAAAGGCGAGAAAGTTGGTGTGCCAGATTATGGTAGCAGTGTTCTTGATTTAATTATGGAACCGTTAACAGAAGAAGTAAAAAATTTGTTAATTGAAGAAGTTACTGATACTATAAACCAAGATCCTCGGGTATCACTCAAACAATTAGTAATAGATGAGTTTGAAAATGGCATTCAGTGCCAGATAGAGCTGTTATATGTTACTACTAATCAGGTAGAAAATCTAAGAATTAACTTTAATAGAGATGATGGCACTGTTACAGGTTAATGTGCGCCTATTATTCAAATAATAAATACACTGAGGTAAAAATATGGCAAGCACTGCACGATCTACAAATTTATTTGCGTCTGAAGATTGGACAAAAGTTTATGAATCTTTTAAAGAAATAGACTTTCAAAGCTACGATTTTCAAACAATTCGTAAAGCAATGGTGGACTATTTACAGGAATTTTATCCTGAAGATTTCAACGATTACATTGAGAGCAGTGAGTACGTTGCACTAATTGACATGATTGCTTATATTGCTCAAAGTTTGAGCTTTCGCAGTGACCTCAATGCTAGAGAGAATTTTTTAGAAACTGCTGAACGTAGAGATAGTATACTCCGTTTAGCTAAGATGCTTAACTACTTTCCAAAACGTAGCCGGGTATCACGTGGCTTACTTAAAGTAGACAGCGTACAGACAACAGAAAATATATTTGACAGTAATGGTAATAATCTAGCAAGCACTGAGATCTTTTGGGGCGATGAAACAAATCCTGATTTCCTAGAGCAGTTTACCAGTATTATGAATGCCGCTACTGTAAGAACACAGAGGTTTGGAGCCAGTGCGTTAAAGAGTACAATTGCTGGCATTTCAATTGAAGAATATAACTTGAGTACAGTGCCAAATACTGTGCCAATTTTTAACTTTAATAACACTGTTTCTGGAAGCCAACTTAATTTTGAAATAGTTAATGGAACTTATAGTGGCACTGACTTCTTGTATGAAGTTCCTCCCAGGCCAGGTACTACTATTAACACAATTTATAGAAACGATAGCAGAGGATTTAACAGTGTTAACACTGGATACTTTTTTTACTTTAAACAAGGCGATTTAAAGACTGTTGATTTTAATATTGACGAAGCATTGCCAAATCGTGTTGTGGATATTGACATTACTAGTATTGACAATAACGATGTATGGTTATATAAACTAGACAGTAATGGGGCAGAAGAAACATTGTGGACAAAAGTTCCAGCTATTAGTGGCAACAGTGTTATTTTTAATAGCCTAAGTAAAAACAATAAAACATTGTACAACGTGCAAAGTAGATCAGGAGATCAGATTAGCCTAGTATTTGGCGATGGTGTTTTTTCTAATATTCCACAAGGAAACTTTAGACTATATTGTAGAGTAAGTAATGGACAAACTTATAAAATTTCACCATCTGATATGACAGATGTTGTAATAACATTGCCATATGTTAGTCATACTAATCAAGTTGAGACATTAACTCTTAACATGAGTCTTAAACAAACAGTATCTAATGCTAGTTCTAGAGAGAACTTATTGGATATTAAGGCACGTGCTCAACAACAGTACTATACACAAGACCGTATGATTACTGGTGAAGATTATCAGATCTTTCCATTTACTAGCTTTAATAATATTATAAAAAGCAAGGCTGTCAATCGAACTAGTTCAGGAATCAGTCGTTACTTAGATGTCAGAGATACAACTGGAAAATACTCAAGCACTAATATATTCAGTGAGGATGGCATCTTTTATCGTGAAAGCACATTGCCAACTTTTAACTTTACGTTTGTAACTGACAGTGATATTGACAGTATCATTACTACGCAGATTGAAAAAATCATGCAGGCTAATAGCATGTACCACTATTTCTTAGATAACGAACCACGTTTTGATGTTACCAATTTAGGTATTACCTGGCAACAAAGTACTATTGGAACTGGTGTTTGTACTGGTTACTTTCAAAATAGTGCAGGAAATCCTCAGCAAGTAGCTGGCTTTACTAGCAGTAACATGAAGTACTTTAAAGAAGGTAGCTTGGTTAAATTTACTGCTCCAGCTGGATATGTATTTGACGTTAATAATAATTTAATAATTGGAACAGCAGGAACATTAAACACAAAAACTGATATTTGGGCTAGTTGTGGCAATTTAGTAGATGACGGAACAAATCAAGGCGCAGGAAATCTTGATAGCGGCTCTGGTCCAGTTACGTTAACTGAAATTATTCCTGATTTAGCTATCCTAGAAACTATAATTCTTCCCTGGAATACTAGCCTAACAAGTACCGTTAGGCAGAGTTTAATTAATGATATAAGCGAGTATAAGACGCTGGGTATTAGGTACGATCGTGATACACAAGCATGGACTATTATTAGTTCCATTAACTTAAACCAAACTACAACGTTTAGCACAACAAACAGCGGAAGTACTGCTGGCACTAATTTAGATGCCAGCTGGTTATTCTTACTAACAAATGATGGCGAAACATATACAGTAAAGTATAGGCAACTAGATTATATTTTTGAAAGCCAATTAGAAACACGCTTTTACTTTGATAAAGACCTAAAAATATTTGATCCAAGAACAAGCAAAACAATACGTGATAAAATTGTTATGCTTAAGGTAAACAGTTTGCCAGATAGTAACACAAATTTTGCACAGGATTTTGTAATGAATGTTGATGATACTATCGTGGAAGATGACGGATTTATCCGTACAGAAAGAATAAAAGTAACATTTCCTAATACCGACGGTGATAGTGTAATTGATAATCCTGATGTATTTGATGTAATTGTTTCGCCAAACACAAATGTTGCTAGCAAGGTAGTATTTTACAAGTCATACCTAGACGGAAATGGATATACTAAACTAGAGCCAGTGCCTGCAACAGAGGTCGAAAGCCTTTACACAACACTTACCGCGGTAACAGCTATTAAAGACACCTATAGTTCAGGACAGATTTTTTATACTGGCAGTACTGGTAAATTTTACATACTGTCAGTAAACAGTGTTAATGAAAAGATAGTAACAGAAACTACAGATTATATTACAAAAACTGGCCGTAGTAATTTACTGTTTCAGTACACACATAATGCGCCTAATAATAGACGTATTGATCCCAGTCCAAGCAATATTATTGACTTATACTTGTTAACTAAACAGTATGATGCTGATTTTAGAAACTGGGTGACAGATATTACAGGCAGTGTAATAAAGCCAATCAAACCAAATACAAATGAGTTAAGAGACGCATATGGTAGTTTAGAAACTTATAAAAGTGTTAGTGATGCTATTATCTTTAACAGTGTTAATTATAGAACACTGTTCGGTGATAAGGCAGATGCAGAGTTGCAAGCTACATTTAAAGTTGTAAAAAACAAGGCTATGTTGGTTAGTGACAACGAAATTAAAGCTAGAGTAGTACAGGAAGTTAATAATTACTTTAGTGTTGAAAATTGGGACTTTGGCGACACTTTTTACTTTAGTGAACTAGCAGCCTACTTACATAATGCATTAACACCAGACGTACTAAGTGTTATTATTGTTCCTAAAAATAGCACCAGTGGATTTGGAAGTTTATACCAAATTACTAGTAGCAAAGATGAAATTTTTATTAGCTCAGCATCAGTTAATGACATAGAGGTTATTGATGTTATTACTGCTTCACAGTTGCAGGCCAGTGGCGACGTGGTTAATAGCACTACAGACATAAACACAATAGAAAGTGTAAGTTCAGGAAGTGCTAGCTCTGCAATAGAAACTACTACTAATGCTTCACTAGGCACTACTACTACCAGAACAACTGACGCAGGGGGTTATAGTTACTAATGGCTCTTAAAAAAACTAGTCAGTTACTACCTGAAGTTTTCCAAACCAATAAGAATAATAAATTCTTAAACGCAACTCTTGATCAAATTATAAGTGATGATAACAAGAAAAAGTTTAGTGGATTTATTGGTAGAAAGAATTCTGAAAACTTCCAAGCAACTGACAATTATATTACAGAACCCAGCAATATTAGACAGGACTATCAATTAGAACCTGGAGTAGTATATCAAGATAGTGCTGGAGATATTAAAAGTGTTAGCAGTATTATTGATAGCCTTAATACTATTAAGTATAACAATGGACAAGTAGACAATCAAGACTTATTGTACAGGCAACAACATTATAACTGGAGCAGTTTTGTTGACTTTGACAAGTTAATTAACTATGGTGAGTATTTTTGGTTGCCCAGTGGTCCTGACAGTGTGCAGGTATTTGCTGGAACAATTGACACAACTCATGATTATACAGTGTATCGTCAAGGCACTACTTATGAACAGATCGAATATGATACNACTGGATTTGATGAGAACATATTTGACGAGCGCACTAATGCAGTAAACAGTGGTGAATTAACTTACAAATTTGACAGCACTACAACCAGCCCAAATCCAACTTTATATTTGGCACGTGGCGGAGAATATACTTTTAAAGTTGATCAGCCAGGAATTCCATTCTGGATACAGACTGAAACTGGCACAGACGGCATTGATGATAATCAGTCAAATATAAGTACACGTGAAGTAGATGGTGTTATTAATAACGGCGAAGACGACGGAACAATAACTTGGAGAGTGCCACACAGTGACGCACAAGCTAAGTTTACTG